TTCCCCCACCGGGGCGGCACCCCCCAACGTAGCAATGGGACTCCCGTGTTTGCATTACACTGTGTTCCGCACAAACAAACCCAAAAACTACAAGAATCAAAAAATAAAATTCCTATAGGCTGACCCCACCCCCTCGTTCCAGAACACACCCCCCTTGATGGTACCTAGACACTTTGCCCACAACTGAGTTATTATTTGTGCCATGCTTACAGTAATACCTGAACTGTCCGTGCCGCTACCCGAGGGAAGGGAGGCGGTAATGGAGCTGCATGCCAAGGCCGATGCCCTGTTTAAAACCGCAGAGTTCCTTGAGGCGTTTGGTGTTTCATCAGAGCCGACCGAGGTAGATAAGGTCGCTGCCCGTGCAGCGTTCCATACGTCGGCAACTGCCGCCGCACCGGGATTGCCAGCACCAGGGCTTACCACCCAGATCACCACATCGGCCTCTGCTAAATATTTAAAAAGTATCCTCAGCGAGTATGATCAGGTGGTGGTGCAGTCGGCTGTGCAGATTCGCACATATGTCACCAATAAGCTAATTGAGGAAACCACAAACCCAGATGCCAAGATCCGCATCCGTGCGTTGGAGCTGCTGGGCAAGGTTGGCGATGTGGGCCTGTTTGTTGAACGCAGCGAGGTTACGGTAAAACATAAAACCACCGTGGAGCTTGAGGCATCGATTAAGGACAGGGTTGCCAAGCTGTTGGAACTCAAGTCCAAGCGGGAGATGATTGAGGATGTGACGCCCAAGGCACCCGATGCCAAGACTGCTGCCCGGCAACTACTAGACGAGGAAACTGTTGACAACGGCAATTGATTTCTCGCAGTTTTCACTGCAAGATTTGCTGGCATTAGACCTGAGCAAGATGGATGCTTCCGATCTGGAGGCGTTCGACGAGGCTCTGGAGGAGATGCAGGCCCGCGAAACGGCTGCGCTAGCCCGGCAAAGCCTGTTGGAGTTCTGCCTGCGGATGAATCCCGACTACAAGGTAGGGGCGCACCACCGTCGGCTGGCCAAATTGCTGGAGGACATGGCGTTTAACCGGGAAGACCGGATTGCGGTGTCCATACCACCTAGGCACGGCAAATCATTTATGGTCTCCGTGTACTTCCCAGCATGGTTTTTGGGTAATTTCCCCGACAAAAAAGTGCTGATGGTGTCGCACACAACCGATTTGGCCGTGGATTTCGGTCGTAAGGTGCGAAATTTGGTGGATTTACCCTCTTACAAGGCCATATTTCCCACCGTAAACCTGTCAGCAGACTCAAAATCGGCCGGAAGGTGGAACACAAACGCCGGAGGCGAGTATTTTGCTTGCGGTGTGGGCTCTGCGCTGGCCGGACGGGGTGCCGACTTCCTGATTGTTGATGATCCGTTCTCCGAACAGGACATTTTGAATGGCAATTTTGAGGTTTTTCAGAAAGCCTATGAGTGGTTCACGTTCGGAGCGCGTACCCGCCTGATGCCAAAGGGGCGGGTGGCTATTGTGCATACCCGCTGGCACCCCAACGACCTAATTGGGATGATGGCCAAGGATATGGTGCGCAACACCGAGTCGGACCAGTACAAATTCTTTGAGTTTCCGGCCATATTTAACGAGGGCACGGACGACGAGAAGGCTCTATGGCCCGATTTCTTTGATCTTGACGCACTGCACCGCACCAAAGCGTCGATGCCTGCGTATCAGTGGAACGCACAGTATCAGCAGAACCCCACATCCGAGGAAGGGGCCATCATTAAGCGTGAATGGTGGAAACTATGGGAAGAGGAAGATGCTCCGGAGGTGGAGTTCATCATCATGTCCCTGGACGCTGCCGCTGAAAAGAATAACCGTGCCGACTTCACGGCGCTGCTGACCTGGGGGGTGTTTAGCCACGCTAAACTGACAGGTGGCAAGCCCCATATTATCTTGCTCAACGCCATAAATGTCCGGGTGGAGTTTCCTGAACTCAAGGATCTGGCCTTGCGTGAGTGGGAGGAATGGGAGCCCGATGCGTTTATTGTGGAGAAGAAATCCGCTGGAACGCAGCTCTACCAAGAGCTTCGGCGGATGGGTATACCCGTGTCTGAATTTACCCCGCATCGCGGCACAGGTGACAAAGTTGCGCGATTAAATGCAGTTGCCGATGTTTTCAGATCGGGCATGGTCTGGTATCCTGCGGGTCGGCGCTGGGCGGAATCTGTCGTGGAGCAGGTTGCTGCGTTCCCGGCCTCAGAAAATGATGACATGGTGGACTGCACAAGCATGGCCCTGACCCGCTACCGCAACGGGGGGTTTATTCAGCTTGAGTCTGACCTAAGAGACGAACCCCTTTACCGCCCCCGTCGTGGCGGCTACTACTGATTTAAGGATCCCCCATGGCCACCAGCTCAATGGACAAAAGTTTGTATGCAGCCCCGATGGGTATTGATTCGGAAGAAGGCGGTGTCGAGATCGATATCTTGAACCCAGATGATGTGGAGATTTCGTTCGATGGCATGACCATTGACTTGATGCCCGAAGATGTCACCGAGGTTGATTTTGATGCAAACCTTGCCGAGCATATGGATGAGGGCGAGCTGCAAAAGATTGCATCAGACCTTCTTGAACTTGTCGATGCAGATATTGCCGCCCGTAAAGATTGGGTAGAGATGTATGTCAAGGGCTTGGAAGTCCTAGGCATGAAATATGAAGAGCGCACGGAGCCATGGGACGGCGCTTGCGGCGTGTTCTCCACCGTGTTGACTGAGGCAGCGGTACGGTTCCAGAGCGAGACCATCATTGAAACATTCCCCGCAGCGGGGCCGGTCAAGACAGAGATCGTCGGTGCCATCGACCACCTCAAAGAGGAAGCCGCAGAGCGGGTGCGCGATGACATGAACTACCAGCTCACCGAGGTGATGGCTGAGTACCGGCCAGAGCATGAGCGCATGCTCTACAGCTTGGGTCTTGCAGGGTCGGCGTTCAAGAAGGTGTATTACGACCCCAGCCTGGGGCGGCAGACGGCGGTGTTTATTCCTGCCGAAGACCTCATCATCCCCTATGGCGCATCGAGCATCCTCAACGCTGAGCGCATCACCCATGTGATGCGCAAGACCAAGAACGACATCCTCAAATTGCAGGAGTCGGGGTTTTACCGTGAGATGGACTTGGGGGAGCCGCAGGCTGTATTTACCGACATCGAGAAGAAGAAAGCTGAGGATCAAGGGTACACCCTCACATCCGACGACCGCTATCAGATCCTTGAGATTTGCGTTGACTATGTGGTGCCTGGGTTTGATGGAGCCACTGCTGAGAAGTCTGATAAGGTCATCGCCATACCGTACATCATCACCATTGACCGGGGGACACAGAACGTGCTGGCCATCCGGCGCAACTGGGAGCCCGATGATCAGGCCAAGCTCAAGCGCAACCACTTCGTTCAGTACACATACATCCCTGGGTTTGGCGCATACGGCCTGGGTCTGATCCACCTGATTGGTGGTTACGCCCGCGCAGGTACGGCACTCATCCGCCAGCTTATCGATGCAGGTACGCTGGCTAACTTGCCCGGTGGCCTCAAAGCACGGGGTCTGCGGATCAAGGGTGATGACACCCCCATCCAGCCCGGTGAGTGGCGTGACGTTGATGTGCCCAGTGGTGTTCTCAGGGACAACCTGATGAACCTGCCGTACAAAGAACCCAGTCAGGTTTTGGCAGCATTGCTGGAAAAGATCACCGACGAGGGTCGCCGTCTTGGCTCCATCGCTGATATGAAGGTCAGCGACATGTCGGCGCAGGCTCCGGTGGGCACCACACTGGCACTGCTGGAGCGGCAGCTCAAACTGATGTCGGCTGTCCAGGCGCGGGTTCACTACGCCATGAAGCAGGAGTTCAAGCTCCTGAAAAACATCATCCGGGATTACACGCCGGAGAACTACACCTACACCCCCGAGGGTGGGGATATGAAGGCCAAGCAGGCCGACTATGACATGGTGGAGGTCATTCCGGTCAGCGATCCCAACAGCGCCACCATGGCGCAGCGGATCATGCAGTACCAAGCGGCGATTCAGCTCAGCCAGCAAGCCCCGCAGATTTATGACCTGCCGCAGCTCCACAGGCAGATGCTGGAGGTGCTGGGTATCAAAAATGCCGAGAAGCTCGTGCCCATCGACGAGGATATGAAGCCGCGTGATCCGCTCAGCGAGAACATGGCCTTCCTCAACGGCAAGCCGGTCAAAGCGTTTATATACCAAGACCACGATGCCCACATCGCCACCCACGTTGCGCTCAAGCAAGACCCGCTGATCATGCAGCAGATCGGGCAGAACCCGCTGGCGCAGAAGATGATGGCGGAGATCGACGCGCATATCGCAGAGCATCTGGCGTTTGCATACCGCAAGAAGCTGGAAGATCAGTTGGGTATCCCAATGCCCGCCCCTGATGAAGACCTGCCACAGGATCTGGAGGTTCAGTTGTCGCGTCTGGTGGCGCAAGCCGCACAGCAACTGCTGGCACAAAGCCGGGCCCAGGCTCAACAGCAGCAAGCACAGCAGATGGCGCAAGATCCCATAGTGCAAATGCAGCAGCAAGAGTTGCAGATTAAACAGCAGGAAGTGGCTATCAAACAGCAAAAGGTCCAGGGTGATCTGGCCCTTAAACAAGCAGAGTTGCAGCTCAAGGCGCAGGCAGAGGCCAACAAAAGTGGGGAAGACCCTGCGCTGGCCGCAGAACGTCACGCCATGGAGCTACAGCAGGCCGACCAAGCTCATCAGCAGAAGATGAGTCATGCGGACCAGCAGGCGCAGATGAAGATGCGCCAGCAAATGATGCAGCTTGCCCAGCGGGCTGCGCAGCAAAGACGACCGAACCCGAAAGGTGAGTAATGGATGCTAAGGTACTTGGGCTCCTCAATTCAAAACTTGAGGAGCAGAAGATTCAAATCAGCGAAGTTTTGTGTGCTGGTAATGCTAAGTCTTACGAGCACTACAAAGAGTTGTGCGGGCAAATCCGAGGTCTCATGACCGCGCAACTAGAAATGTCAGACCTCGTGCGTAACTTGAAGGATGCTGAAGATGAGTGAAATCTTGATCGGGCAAACGCTGGACCCCCAAGGCCCAGTATCTGTACTGCCAGGAACGGCAGAAGAGAAAGCCAAACAAGTGCCGGACCCCTCCACATACCACATTCTGTGTGTATTGCCAGAGGTCGAGGAAGAGTATGAAAGCGGCTTGGTAAAAGCTGGCCAGACGATGCATTTTGAGGAGCTGCTATCTCCCGTTTTGTTTGTCGTGAAGATGGGCCCCGACGCCTACAAGGACGAGAAACGGTTCCCCAGTGGCCCGAGCTGCAAGGTCGGTGACTTTGTTTTGGTGCGCCCTAACACAGGTACCCGAATCAAGATCCATAACAAGGAATTCCGAATCATCTTGGATGAGTCGGTTGAAGCTGTTGTGCAAGACCCCCGTGGTATTACAAGGGTTTAATCATGGCAACAGAAAAAGTTGAGTTTGAATTTCCGGATGAAGCGGAAGCCAAAACTTCCAAAGCCGGTGGCAAGGTAGTTACCCCTGAAGCGGATGAGATAAAGGTCGAAACCGCTGAAGATGACGTGGAGATCGTTGACGATACTCCCCCTGCTGACCGTAACCGCGCCCCCATGTCGGAGCCTCCCAAAGAGGTTACTGAAGAGGAGCTAGCTAAGTACTCTGACCAGAGCTTAAAGGCTCGGTTGGCGCACCTTGGCAGGGGCTATCACGAGGAGCGTAGGGCCAAAGAAGCGGCGCTGCGTGAGCGTGAAGAAGCCATCCGCGCCGCACAAGCCATTGCCGAAGAGAATAAAAAGCTCAAAGGCTCCCTGTCACAGGGGCAAAGTGCGCTGCTTGAGCAGGCTAAAAAGGTGGTTAACAACGAGCTGGATGTAGCCAAACGCAAGTATAAAGAAGCGTATGAGGCTGGCGACTCCGATGCTTTGCTGGCTGCCCAGGAGGATTTGACCTCCGCCCGCATCAAGTTTGACAAGTTGGCTACCTTTAAACCGGCTACGGTAGAGGAAAAGCCGAAAGAAACAACCCCTGAACCGGCCTATGAACCCCCGCAAAGGATCGATCCTAGGGTGGTGGATTGGCGTGAAAAGAACAATTGGTTCGGAAATAATCGAAAAATGACCGCATACGCTATTGCGGTCCATGAAGATTTGGTACAGAATGAGCGCGTATCCCCATCGAGCGATGATTATTTCAAGCGCCTTGATGCGGAAATGCGTGATAGGTTCCCCGATCAGTTTGAATCGGAGAAACCCGAGGATGCGCCATCTCCTCGCACCAAAGCTTCAAACGTAGTTGCACCGGCTACACGTAGTACTGCGCCCAGAAAGATCGTACTTACCAAATCGCAGGTGGAAATCGCCAAGCGGCTTCAAGTTCCGCTGGAACTGTATGCCCGTAAGGTTGCGGAACAAATGAGGAGTCAATAATGGAAGATCAGAAAGAAGACGGTCGTCGGACACGCAGCGCGGAATCCCGTCACGCTGAGGTTCGTGAGTATTCAATGCGTCCAGCAAAGTGGGCACCTGCACAACTGCTGCCTGATCCCGAGCCAGAACCGGGGTGGGCTTTCCGTTGGATTCGCCTATCAACGCTGAACAATTCTGACCCTACCAATATCTCTTCAAAACTCCGTGAGGGCTGGGAGCCCGTGAAGGCATCTACGCAGCCAAAACTGCGTTTTCTGGCTGATCCGAAGAGTCGGTTCCCCGATTCCATCGAGATTGGCGGGTTGCTCCTTTGCAAAACCCCGGTGGAATTTACCGAGGACCGGAACGAGTACTACCGAAAACAATCGGAAGCTCAAATGGCCTCTGTGGATAACACCTACATGCGTGAAAGTGATCCTCGGATGCCGCTTTTCAAAGAGCGGAGTTCAAAGGTTACTTTCGGTAAAGGTATTTAATTTTTGGAGTCACAAATGGCATATCCCACTGTTGACGCCTCTTACGGTTTCAAAGCCATCAACGAACTAAATGGCCTCCCGTATGCTGGCGCTATCCGCCAGATTCCGATTCAGCGTAACTACAGCACCGCCCTTTTCAATGGCGACTTGGTTAAGTATGAAGCGGGTCTGGTTGAAATCACGGACATGGTTGAAACCACCGCATCTGCACCTTTTGGTCAGGTCGGCGTTTTCGTCGGTTGTTCGTACACCAACCCTTCCACCGGCCAGAAGCTGTTTGCCCAATACTACCCCGGTAGCATCGCAGCAAACGACATCACGGCATTTGTGGTGGATGATGATCGCGCTGTCTTCAAGGCAGTAATGATCGCGCAGACTGGCACCATCTCCAACACCGCTACGACTGTTGGTTCTGCTTCGCAAGCCTTTGTTGGCACCAACGTGTTCGCAATCACGGGCACGGCTGGCAGCACCACCACTGGCAACAGCAGGATGGGTGTTTCGGGCGCTTGCCCCACCAACGGCGCTGGCGGCACTCGCGTGTTGACCTCTGCACCGTTCCGTGTGGTTGCTATTGTTCCAGAGACTGGCCTGACGTTGTCTGGCTCGGGCACCTGCTCGACCACCACCATCACCCTGGCTGCTGCTGTTACGGGCCTTCAGGCCGGTATGCAATTTATCGTCCCCGGCGTGACTAACGCCAATCCGGGTGACTATAACTTGGTTACCAACGTGAACAGCACCTCTGTGACTATTAGTCGCTCTGTGACCATCGCTGCGGCAACTGCCATGACCTTCGTGGGTTTCCCCGAAGTGCTGGTTAAGTGGAACCAAGGCTATCACAGCTATGACAACCCCCTGGCTACTGGCCTGTAAGGAGTAATTCAAAATGGCAATTTCTCGTGCCCAACTACTGAAAGAACTCCTGCCCGGCCTGAACGCTTTGTTCGGCCTGGAATACGCCAAGTATGGCGAGGAGCACAAGGAACTCTACGAAACCGAAACCTCGGAGCGTAGCTTTGAAGAGGAAACCAAGCTGTCTGGCTTCTCCGCCGCTCCGGTGAAGAACGAGGGCTCTGCTATTGCTTATGACAATGCGCAGGAAGCTTGGACTGCACGTTACAACCACGAAACCATTGCGATGGGCTTTTCCATCACTGAGGAAGCCGTGGAAGATAACCTGTATGACAGCCTCTCCAGCCGCTACACCAAGGCCCTGGCTCGTGGTATGTCCTACACCAAGCAGGTCAAGGCTGCTGCTATTTTGAACCAAGGCTTTAATAGCGCTGTTACCTACGGTGACGGTGTTAGCCTGTTCAATACGGCGCACCCGCTGATTTCTGGTGGCACCAACAGCAACCGCCCTTCTACTGGCGCTGATCTAAACGAAACCTCGCTGGAAAACGCCGTGATTCAAATCGCTGCGTGGACCGATGAGCGCGGACTGCTGATCGCCGCTAAGCCCAAGAAGCTGGTTGTTCCCCCGAGCCTGATGTTCGTTGCTACCCGTCTGCTGGAAACCGAACTGCGCGTCGGTACCGCTGACAACGATATCAACGCCATCAAGAGCAACGGTTCGATCCCCGGTGGTTACTGTGTTAACCACTTCTTGACCGATCCTAATGCTTGGTTCCTTCTGACCGATGTACCCAACGGTTTGAAGCACTTCGTTCGTACCCCGCTGCAAAACAGCATGGACGGCGATTTTGATACCGGCAACGTCCGTTACAAGGCCCGTGAGCGTTATAGCTTCGGTGTCTCGGACCCGCTGGGTATCTTTGGCTCCCCAGGCTCGTCCTGATGAGTTTGAAAAGGGGGCCTTGTGCCCCCTTTTCTTTTGGTGTATATTGTTCGTATCCCGGGGTTCCCGGCGTTTCTGACAGTCCCGGCTGACGACATGCAGACAGAACGCCCACAGTACTCGCATGTGAGGAATCATTATGGCTTCAACGACCTTCTCCGGCCCGGTTACTTCGACCAATGGTTTTATTGGACCTATTGTTGGTGACGTGACTGGTAACGTAACCGGCAACGTAACCGGCAACGTAACCGGCAACGTAACCGGCAACGTGATTGGCAATGTGACTGGCACTGTCACTGGCAATCTTGATGCAACAACTGGTTATGTTCAGCTTACAACTGCAACCACTGCTGAGATTGCATCTGCCACCTCGACTGTTAACACTGTTGGCAAAGCTGCTGGCACTATTGTTTTCAATACTAGCCTTAGTACTTTGAAAATTGCAACTGGCGCAACTGCTACTAGCACTTGGGTCAACGCTGACGGCACGACTGCTGTTACTCCTTCTTAATAGGAGAGCATCATGGCGATGCAAACAGACGTTCTATCCGCTCATATAGAAGCTACGGGCACAATAGTGTCTGGGCGTTTCCGGTTGAAGGGATATCAGTGCATATCGGGCGGAACGGCGGGCGATATTATTTTCAGGGATGGGGGAGCTTCTGGCACTATCCTTCTGAGATTTAATATTGGTACAGGTACGCAACCAATTGCGCTACCCATTCCAGGGCAGGGGATTTTGTTTACGACGGATATACACGTCACTGTACCCGGCACGGCACCCAATGCAGCTAAAGTCACGGTGTTTTATGGCTAAGTCACCAGCATGGACTCGCAAAGAAGGCAAGAACCCCAGTGGCGGACTCAACGCCAAGGGCCGAGCCTCTGCCAAAAAACAGGGTATGAACCTCAAGCCCCCAGCTCCTCACCCCAAGACAGAAAAAGACAAAGGACGCCGTGCTTCCTTTTGTGCAAGAATGTCTGGGATGCCGGGTCCGATGAAGGACGAAAAAGGGAAGCCGACGCGAAAAGCGTTGTCTCTTAAAGCATGGAACTGCTGACTTGCACTCGTTGCAAAACCGGCAAGCCCGGAACTGCTGAGTTTTTCCCTCCGCATAACAAAAAGCGGAATGGGTTGGATAGCTGGTGCCGGGCATGTCGAAGCGCGTACAGAAACGCAAACAGTCGCGGAAAGTTTCGTGATGTTATTTCTGATACAGCGCTTGCGGAGTTAAAAGCCACAACGCATGAATGCGTTATCTGCGGCTCTAATGAGCCGTTGGTGGTAGATCACGATCACCGTAGCGGTAAGATTCGCGGTATGTTGTGCAATCACTGCAACAGAGGGCTTGGGCACTTTAGAGACGACCCCACGTTGCTTGAGTTTGCAGCACAGTATTTGTATGCTTCAGCCGATCACCCAAACTGGGATAAATACCGTGAGCAGAATAAGGTGGTAGGTTGACATGGACATCTCGCTATGGAACGCAGCTCTATCCTTGACTTCGGCCCTGATCTTGTTCTGGGTCAAGCTGTCAACGGACGAAGTAAAGCGTATCCAGATTCTTCTGAACCGTACACGGGAAGAGATTGCCAAAGAGTATGTGACCAAAGCCGAGGTGCATACGGACATCAATCGCGTGTTGGATCGGCTGGACCGGTTTGAGAAGAAGCTTGATGACTTCATGAAGGAGCATCGAAGTGCCCTCAGCTAGTCAAAAGCAGCATAATATGATGGCGATGGTTGCCAACAACCCCGCCGCAGCAAAGCGCCTTGGCATACCACAATCGGTTGGCAAGGATTTTATGGAGGCCGATAAAGGCCGCAAATTTGCACGAGGTGGTGAAATGAAAGAGTCCAAGAAAATGGTTGGTAAAGAGTTGGCCTTCATGAAAAAGAAGGGCGCTCCTAAATCCATGGTCAAACATGAAATGGCCGAAGCTGGGATGAAACCGGCGAAGTACGCCAAGGGTGGCTCTGTGACCCGCGCTGACGGTATCGTCAAGAAGGGCCACACCAAAGGCACCCAAATCCGCATGATGGGCGGCGGTAAGTGCTGAAATGAGAGCTAGCCGTGGGATGGGGGCAATCATGCCCTCAAAGATGCCCTCCGCCGTGAAAAAAGCGCGTCGGGATAACACGGACTTCACTCAGTACGCTGAGGGTGGTAAGGTCAACGAAGCGGGCAACTACACCAAGCCTGAGTTGCGTAAGCGCATCGTGAGCCAAGTCAAGGCGGCAGCAACGCAAGGCACCGGAGCAGGCCAATGGTCGGCCCGTAAAGCGCAGCTCGTGGCTAAAAAGTACAAAGCCGCTGGTGGTGGATACCGAGACTGATATGAAAGCCCCGCAGCAATCGCTCAAGGACTGGGGTGACCAGAAGTGGCGCACCAAGTCCGGCAAACCGTCTTCCAAGACGGGGGAGCGGTATTTGCCCGAGAATGCCATTAAGGCCCTTAGCCCCGCCGAGTACGCCGCCACAACCCGCGCTAAGCGGGCTGGTAAGAAGGCTGGAAAACAGTTTGTTGCCCAGCCAAAGAACATCGCCAAGAAAACAGCGGGGTATAGGTAATGACTACCACCGGCACCTACGACTTCAACCTTGAATTCACCGAGGTCGCTGAAGAGGCGTGGGAGCGGGCTGGGCGGGAGATGCGCTCCGGGTACGACCTACGTACCGCACGGCGCTCGATGAATCTGATGACCATCGAGTGGCAAAACCGTGGCATCAACATGTGGACCATTGATGAGGGCAGCATAAACCTCATACAAGGACAAAGTACCTATGATCTTCCAGCCGATACTATTGATCTGCTTGAGCATGTTGTGCGCACTGGCGCTGGTAATGTATCCACTCAGTCCGATCTGACCATCACCCGGATCAGCGTTTCTACATACGCTACCATCCCCAACAAGCTGCAACAGGCACGGCCCATTCAGGTCTGGGTTCAGCGGCTGCGTGATGCCCCGAAGATCACGGTCTGGCCCACACCGAATCAGGGCACAGTAGGCAACCCCTACTACGTGTTTAGGTACTGGCGCATGCGCCGTATTCAGGACGCTGGCTCCGGTATTCAGACCCCCGATGCCAACTTCCGCTTTCTACCTGCCCTGACCGCAGGATTGGCATACCACATTGCCATGAAGGTACCAGAGCTTGCCCCTCGGGTACCCATGCTCAAGGAAGCCTACGACGAACAGTTCAACCTCGCGGCTGGCGAAGACCGTGAGAAAGCCGCTGTGCGGTTTGTGCCGCGCAGACAGTTCATCGGTGGAGGCTACTGATGGGCAATCGGTTTGCATCAGGCAAAAAGGCTATCGCCATGTGCGATATCTGTGGCCAGCAGTACAAGCTCAAGTATCTAAAGACTGAGGTTGTCAAGACCAAGACTGTCAACATACTGGCTTGCCCTGAGTGCTGGTCGCCCGATCAACCGCAGCTCCAACTGGGTATGTTCCCCGTAGATGACCCTCAAGCGCTGCGTAACCCCCGTAGGGACAACACATACATCCAGGCTGGTGTGAACACCGCTGGGTACCCTACGGGCGGTTCCAGGGACATTCAATGGGGCTGGGCACCCGTTGGCGGTGCCAGCGCAGATGATGCAGGACTGACGCCAAACTATTTGGTGTTGACCGTACAGATCGGTACGGTGACAATCGCAACAACGTAAGGAGTTAATCATGGATGCAAAGAAAGCTGTTCACAAGCATGAGGCAAACATGCACCCGGGCAAGATGCCGACCAAATTTGCCAGGGGCGGCAAGACCAACATGCAAATGAAGAGCATGGGTCGTGGCCTCGCTAAGGTTGCCAACCAGAAAAAATCGGTGCGCTCTGTGCCAAAATCAGGGATTTAATCATGGCCTATAGCATGAAAAAAGGTGGTAAAGAGGTTGGCCCCGCCAGCGTCTACGCCAAGCCACACACTATGACTGGTAAGAACGTGACTGTTGAGGCAAACCCTGGCAAGGGGCTCAATCAGAGTCGCGCCGATACGGTCAACATGACGGTTGGCAACATCTCCAAAACTGATGGTGGGGATGTTAAAACCAGTGGAATCAAAGTTCGCGGCACTGGCGCTGCAACGAAGGGCCTTATGGCCCGTGGCCCGATGGCGTGAGGTTTAAATGAATTACTCTGAGCTTGTCACTGCGGTTCAAGATTACTGTGAGAATACCTTTCTCACGGCAGATATGAACTCGATGATCCGCACAGCAGAGCAGAACATTTACAACACGGTTCAACTGGCAAGTCTTCGAAAGAACATGACAGGAACCCTTTCCGCAAACAATAAGTATTTGTCTGCGCCTGGGGATTTTATTTCTGTTTATTCTCTAGCAGTTATAAAGGCTAACGGAGAGTATCTGTATTTGTTGAACAAGGATGTTAACTTCATTCGTGAAGCATATCCTGGCCCAATATCTACAGGTCTTCCAAAGCATTACGCCATATTTGGCCCAACGTACAGTGATTCAAATGAGCTATCTTTTATTCTTGGTCCAACGCCGGACCAGCCATATGGGGTAGAGCTTCATTTCTATTACCTTCCAGACTCAATTGTTCAGTCTGCAATCTATACAACCACAATAGCTTCTGGTGGATCTGGTTACATTAATGGTACATACTTCAATGTTCCATTGACCGGGGGCAGTGGATCGACGGCAACAGCAAATATTGTTGTTTCTGGCGGAGCAGTCACATCCGTAACCATCTCAAACAGAGGTTGTTTTTACGCTGTAAACAACTCTTTGGGTGCCAGTAATGCTAATCTTGGTGGCACTGGCGGTGGTTTTGTTTTGACGGTAACCGGCGTTACCAACTCCACTGGTACAACTTGGCTTGGTGATAACTTTGACACCGCCCTATTCAATGGAACTATGGTTGAGGCTATCCGGTTTATGAAGGGTGATCCTGATCTTGTGCAGCTTTACCAACAGCAATTTACACAATCTCTGGCCCTGCTCAAGAACCTGGGTGATGGTAAGCAGCGCATGGATGCTTACCGGGATGGACAAGTTCGAAACCCGGTGATTTAAATGGCAATAGTCCAAACAGCCACAAACACGTTTAAAACGCAGCTTTTAAACGGTGGATTTAACTTCACCTCTGGCACGTTTTACATTGCGCTTTACACAGCCAATGCAAATTTAAACGAAAACACAACGGAGTACACCTCTACGGGAGAGGTGGTAGCGCCAGGGTATTCGGCCCAAGCGCTGACTGTTTCTACGTTGCCAACATCCAGCAATAACATATCGTTCATCTCATTTAACAACGTCACTTGGAATTCTGCTTTGACGGCCCGTGGGGCTTTGATCTATAAGCTAGGAGCTAATGGTGCTGTTTGTGTGTTGGACTTTGGATCTGATAAAACTTCCACAGCAACTTTTCAGGTGCAGTTTCCCGCTGCAAGTAGCAACTCCGCAATCATCCGCATTAATTAAGGAGCATCTCATGTCTTACGAAATTGCAAAAGCCTCTGACTCCATCTCTGGCGGTCTGATTGCTGGCACAAAAAACACCGAGGTGGCAAAAGCCACTGGCCGCTTCCGCATGGAATGCTATGACAAAGACGGCATCCTGAAATGGACCGCTGAGTCGCAGAACCTTGTGGTCAACGTAGGTCTTCAGTACATGGCAGGCACGGCCCTGACCAGCACGACTCAGATCACCACTTGGTACATCGGCCTGTATGGTGCTGGTGCATCTAACACACCAGCCGCTGGTGACACAATGGCCTCCCACGCTGGCTGGACTGAAGTCACTCCGTACGCAGGCAATCGCCCAACAGCTACCTTTGCCGCTGCTACCAACGCCAACCCCTCGGTAGTGACCAACACCGCATCCCCCGCTTCGTTTAGCATCAACGCTACTCAGACGGTGGGCGGTGCGTTCTTGACCAGCAACAACACCGCTGGTGGTTCCACCGGTACCCTGTTCTCCGCTGCTGATTTCCAGTCGCCCGGTGACAGGAGTGTGGTATCGGGCGATACATTGAATGTTACGTACCAGTTTTCACTTGCAGGATGATGGAGTAGGGGATGCTCAAAATTGACTTCGAGTTTGACTCCCAGTACGGCGTTTTTCGGGACGCCCTTCATCTGCCTGAGAACCACGGCATGACCGACGCTGAAATTCAAACAATGAAGCAGCAGCGGTTTGATAACTGGATTGCCATCGTTAACGCACCGCCTGTGGAAGAAACTCCTCCAATTGAGGAGTAAACATGGATCGCTATTGGGTAGGTGGCACCGGCACTTGGGATACCACCAGCACAACTAACTGGTCTGCTACCTCTGGCGGGAGTGGCGGTGCGTCTGTCCCTACAGCGGCTGACTCAGTATTTTTTGACCAAGCAGGAAGCTACACGGTAACTTTCGGAAATGGTCAAAACATACCATGTTTAGATATCACAGTTTCTGCTGGAACTGTAACTTTTGCGGGAACACCTAATTTTGTAAATATTAGCGGCTCAATGTTTTTGGTTGCTGGTACTGTTTGGAGTTCTACAGGGCCAATTTCTTTTATTGCCACAACAACTGGTAAAACTGTTACGACAAACGGAACAACAATAAATACCTCAATGACGTTTAACGGCGTTGGCGGCGCATGGACGCTTGGAGGCGCATTAAATGTTACTTTTATATCAGTCAATAATGGAATATTTAATACGGCCAATTACAACATAGTTGCCAATCAATTAGTATCACAAAGTCTTACTACAAGAACAATAAATTTAGGCAGTAGCGCCATTACATTAAATGGAACATTAAACACTATATCTTTTGCTACAGCAGCCAATTTTATACTTAATTCCGGGACTTCTAATTTAATATTAACCGGATCAAATGCTCAAATTATTGGGCAAGCAGGATTTAATTTTACTTTTCACAACGTATCTTTTACATCTACAGCAACAGGTACAAAAAGTATTTCTGCAAGCAATTTTACATTTAACAACTTGTCCGTTACCGGACCCGCATCCGCCGGTGTAGTTAACGTCACCTTTAACGCCCAACAAACCATCAACGGTACACTATCCACCACAGGCACGGCAGGCAACCGGCGCGTATTCTTTGCATCTGCCACCTACGGCATCTCTGTTGATCTGGTGGTCAACTCTGCCCCAAGCCTGACAGACGCAGACTTCCGTGGCCTGTACGTCCGTGGAACATCAGCCCCCATAAGCGGAACACGCATCGGCAATCGCGGTGAGTGTAGGGGGATTACGTTCAGTACGCCTAAAACGGTGTATTGGAACCGTGCCGCTGGCGGCAACTGGTCTACGGACTCTTGGGCGCTTTCTTCTGGCGGCGGGGTTAGTACAGACAATTTTCCGCTGCCACAAGACACGGCAACGATTGTAAATACGGGTCTTAATGTTTCAGGAAACATAACTCTTGATTTTGGATATATAGGCACACTAGATATGTCGGGGAGAACAAGCCCTGCCGTAATTTCTATTCTTACAACTATTTGTTATGGGAACTTGGTAACTCCC